CCAGATCCAGCCTATGGCCAGGGTGTTTTTCCAGCAGCGTTTGCCATAGACTTCCTCTATCAAGCCTACAGCGCACCACAGTTTTCGGCAAACCAGGCAGCAATCCTTTCAACAATACAATCTTTGGCTAACTTTATCATCTCTCAACAGTGTACAAACGCTTCAAAGAACGCTTACGGTGGCTTCGCGAGCGCTGTGGGCAGTATACAGTATTATGCTGTTGATGCGGGAAGATGTATCCCAAGCCTTCTCAGAGCTTACGCATTAACGAAGACAGCGAGTTATCTTTCAGCCGCGATCCTCGCTGGCTACACTTTCCTTCATAATATGCAAACTCTTCCTGTCTTTTTTGGCATTTTCGATAGGTATTACGGTGGTTTCGCCAGGTACGTCGACATCAACGATAACTGGAGCAGGTACATGGATATTGAGCCAATTTATGGGTTTATCGGTTTGCAGATGCTCGCACAAACTTACGATGTGGGCAACGCGAACACATATACTACTATGATGAGTGATGCGATTGCGTTCCTTCGAAGTGGCTTTGAGCAACTTTACCTTTATTTTGACCCGAAACCGAATGGTGACGGAAAATGGCATCGAGTCGGTTTAGGCGAAACTCAGGTTTATGATGATCCTGTGAGCTTCGCGTTGCTAGGGCTTTATACTTACGAAGGCTGGAGCACGTCTTGCCAAAGAGTGTACAATTTCATCGAGACGATTCGAGCTTCAGCACAGTACCCAGCCTATAACCCAGCGATTTGTTGGCCAGGATACCTTGACGTCGTAACTCGTTTCCCAGCGTGTGCCTATTACGATGCAGTCACAAGCGGAATATTGTCGAAGATCCGAGCAGCACATGACAGGCCAGCTTACGCATTAAGCATGCAAGTCATCAATCAATATCAAACGCAGTGGATGTATTGGGGACCGCAGTTTACGGATTATTCGCCGATAACAGCGCAGAAGGCTATGACAAACGTAACCTGGCTCGCGCAGCTGTTCCTTGCTTATCAGGACCCTTCAACAGATATAACGCACATTCTAAGTGTCAACGGCGAAAGTCTGCTTCTGTACCCTATTCAGCAGGCGGCTGACCAAGTGACATGGGGACCCCCGCTTAGTCTTCAAGGCTTAGTAACTTTGGGTGCAGTGGGCGAGATTGTCTTGGAGCCTGGCTACATTACTGAGGACCATATTACTGTTTACAGCTTTTTGCCAGTGCGTGTGCATGACAAGATAAGGCGTGCAGGCGTCGACTATGAAGTTATTACAGTGTCGGTTTCTGACTTGAATGGGGATCCTCAAGTTTACAAGAGCGTCTGCAGGAAGTTGATCAGTCAATGAGCGCGTACGAGGACCCTGTAACAACAATAATTAGGCTTCTCAGCAAAAAAATTCAAGTAATCAAAGACGACAACTCGATCGCAGTTCTCTATGTTAGCAAGGAATGGTATGACAGAGAACTCTTCAAAAACTATGATGCGCAGATAAGCGTAGGTTTAGCTCAGAGTCAAGATGAGAAACTCGAGATCTCTGGTAGAATACGGAGACGCATTGGGAGACTTCGCGTTAATATTTGGGCTACAGATAGACCTCAGACGTCTGACCCGGGCAGAACAATGCGTCAGAAAATAGTCGAGGAAGTAAACCGTGTTGTTCACCAAAACATGAAGACTCCAAACCAAGCGTTTTATGATTTTTCTGGATTAGGCTATCCTTCAGGAGATCCGCATAAAGCGTTTTCAGGAGCTGCAGCAACCGAGCTTGTACCAAGCGATCCTGGTTGGGCTGAGCTTTCGAACCTTGATTATCAGAAGATTTGGCATCCAGACAGCGTCGACTACAGCAAGAGCACGTCGGTGAACCTTCAGTATGCTATGATGCTTTTCCGTTTCAAACTAGATATGGGTGCGTCAAAAGTTCAGCAGATCGTCTTAACTTTTCTTGGCTACGGAACTGCTGCCGCTGGTAATGGCAGCACGATTAAGGTTTGGAACGCTGTCTCTGGCGCTTGGCAAAACGCTGCGAGTGGATCGGGTAGCGGTAATGAATACGTGACTATAACGTTGACTTCAAACGTTACGAATTACATTGACTCTAACGGGTATGTTTGGCTTCTCGTTCGGACAACAAACTCGAGTAACGGAACAACTGCAGCAGTGATCAACTGCGATTATGTGAGTTGCACAGTCTCGGTTAATGGCATCACATACTTAGACGTTGAGAGTTTCCGTGACGTTGACAGGGTTGATGTTAAACCTTTCATCTTCAGGACGGAGTTTATCCTGAAATCATGGTCCTTTGAGGACATAGGAGGAGTATTCTAAAAATGAAAGAAGGTGAGAAAACATGAGTGTTGAAACATATGGCGCGCATGAGTGCCGCGTCTATTTCGTGCAAGAAACAACGTATGGACAGATACCAACGACTCCTACGATGCTGGGGATAAACAGCGATGGCCCGGAGCCGAAAGTAGCACCAAGCCTCATCGAAGTCTTCGGCGTAGGCAGCAGAGACCTTCAAAACATCGTGGCTAGCATGAGGAAGGTTGACTTAAAAATTCCGCACGCATTAAGCCCTATTGCTCCGATCGGTTTCATCCAGCATGTGCAGACACTTAGCAGCCTAAGCGTTCTGGTGGTTTACTACAAGGGCTTATTTTCGAGTCCGACAAACGTGATTGCTCACACGCATTTGGGCTGCAAAATTGATAAAGTAAGTGTCTCATGCAAGATTGATGACGTAGTTAAGGCAGACGTTGAGTTGGTCGGTCGCGATGTATCTCGCGCAACATCGCTGCCATCGGGCGCAACTTTTGGCGATTACAGCGGCGGAATCCCGTACTTTGACACTAAAGTGCAGAAGGGCGTTGCTGGCGGCGGAAGTTATGCCGATCTGACAGACGTCACAGATTGGAAGTTTGATATACAGAACAACTTGAAGGCTGTTACTACGATTCAGAGTGGCGGAACAGGGCTTTTGCTGAAGTATCTACGCGAACGCAACCGAGCATTGAGTGGAGAGCTTACGCTTGAGTTTGAGAGCGATTGGGCGCTAGTCGATCTTTTGGCTGATACTCAATTCAGCTTAAACTTCAACTTGAGCGGTGGAAAACAAGCACTGTTCACATACTGCAAGTGGCAAGAGTTCAATCCAACAGCAAAAGTCAAGGATCTCGCAAGCATTAAGCTGAAGTTTCTCGCTCAAACCGTAGCCATAAGTTAGGTGATTCGATGCGAACGGAAACGCTTGAAGTTGACGAACGTTTTGGTAAGGAATATGCTGGCCGCTACGTTTTCAGAGAGATCACGTGGGCTAAACGCAACCGCATACTGCAGAAGTACACACAGTACAGTACTAAAACGGGCACTGTCATAACAACGGATTACGTGGCGATCCAAGCTGAGACAATATTGGCTAGTCTCAAGGAGCAGCCGGATAGCAAACCCTTAACGTTAGAGAAGCTGCTTGGCGAAGATGAGAATGGCATTCCAATAGGCTTAGGCGAATTACTCAGCAAGACAGCTAACAAGCTCAACGCTCTTTCGCCTGAAGAGACAAAAAACTCTTGAGGGCGATGAGGCGGAGTAGCCCGCATCAGTCCGTCACAGAGTTTAGGTTATGCAAAGAGTTCGGGTGGACTATTAAGCAGCTTGATCAGCAGCCGAGCAAGAAAATCAGCGAGTTTCTCATTATCTTAAGTGAAATAGATAGGCAGACGCAGGAAGAAATTGACAGGGCTAAGAGAGAGTCGGGGCGCCATTAAGAAATGAGCATTGAGTTTGGAATGAACGTTGAAGGAATTGAAGAAGTACAAGCAGCATTTGATAGGCTGCCCCTTTTAATGCACACGGCTGTTCAACGCGCCTTGGAGCGTGTGGGCGAAAATATTCACATGGCAGCTTTGAGGATGTGCCCTGTCAGGACTGGCTTCTTGCGAAGTACAATTTACCACCGTGTTGAGGATTGGATTTTGAAGGTAGGTGTATGGGCTCCCTACGCCTATATGGTAGAGTTTGGAACCAGTCGCACTCCGGCACGCTATTTCTTGACGGAAGCGTTTCAACTGAACTGGCCAAAACTCGGTCAAGTTCTTGCGTGGGCTTGGAATGCAGCCATTCAAGCTGAGAGGAGTTTACAGGGATGAGTGCGTTAGGCGAGATAGCGGTTACGATTCGAGCGGTAAATGAGGCTACGCCCGAGTTTGAAGCTATCAGCAGTGATGCGGCACGTATGGCTTCAGAGGTTGGCGCTCAGGCCGTAACTATTCATATAGAAAATTTGGCAAGCCCAGAGATCAACCGGGTTGCTGAAGACGCTGCAAGGGTTAAGGCTGAAGTTGAAGGTTCGCCGGTGACGATTAGTTTTGCACCAGTCGAAGTTCCATCTATTCCTGCGATTGAAGTTCCGACAATTGAGACAAGTTTCGCACCTGTTGAGCCTCCTGTAATTCCACCGATAGAAGCTCCCACGATAACGATAGACGTTGCACCGATTGAAGTTCCAACAATTCCTGCAATCGAGGTCCCGCCTATTCAGACAAGTTTCGCACCAATTGAACCGCCTATAATTCCGCCTATAGACAGCCCTACGGTAACCGTAAACTTTGCGTCAATTGACGTTCCGCCTCTGCCACCTATTGATACTACTGATATTCAAGAGAGTTTACATGCTGTTGAAGCAGCTGCTATTGCGGCCTCTTCAACTATCTCTAGTTTACCCTTTGTCGTCACTGCTCAAAACTTGGCTTCTCCAGAAATCGACAAAATCGCAGAGGATGCCGCTACGGTGAAGGCTCAGGTTGAAGGCGCACCTGTAACAATAACTTTCGCTCCCTTAGAGATTCCTGCAATTCCCGTGATTGAAGCTCCGCTAATTAAGACAAGTTTCGCACCAATTGAACCGCCCGTAATTCCTTCGATACCAAACCCTACAGTGACAGTGAACTTTGCGCCCATTGAAGTTCCTCCTATCCCTCTCATTGAAGCCCCTCTAGTTGAGACAAGCTTTGCGCCTATTGAGCCTCCTATAATTCCGCCGATAGAGAGTCCAACGGTGACAGTAAACTTCGCACCTATTGATGTTCCACCCTTGCCACCGCTTGATACTTTACCCATTGAAGATAGCTTGAACCGAGTGGCTGCTGCCGCAATAAGTATGTCTTCGACGGTTTCAGCACAGTCAATAGCGATTCAAGCGCAAGACTTGGCGTCACCTGAAATTAGTAAGGTAGCTGATACTGCTGCAAGCATTAAGGCAAGCATCGAAGCCGCTCCGATAACGATTAGTTTTGCACCTGTTGAAGTCCCACCATTGCCACCGCTCGACACTACGCCTATCCAAGCAAGCCTTAACGAAGTCGGAGTTGCTGCAACAGGGATGGGTGCGGATGTTGAAGCTGCGTCGACGAGTTTTGATGATATATCTGCGCATGCTGAAGCGAGTATGGTAAGCTTGCGCACGGTTGCTGGTGGCATAAGAACTACTGCTATGATGGGCACGGAGTTAACAACGCTTGCTGCTGATTTTGGGATTGTTGACAAGGAGACAAGCAAGTACCTGCGTACGATTATGTTGATGATCATGTTTGTTTCCACTGCTGCTCGAATGTACAACTTTCTCACTGTTATGACAACTGGGCAAACTGCTGCCGTGGCAATTGAAACTACTACCGAAACTGGAGCTATTGCAGCCGAGACTTCTCATTCAATTGCTCATGGAATTTATGCGGCTGCTTGCAACATTGCAACGATGGCTGAAAACGCCCTTAACATTTCTCATGCGACTTTTCTCGCCCTAACTGGAGTAGGAATCGGGGTTATTATCGCGGCTGCCGCTGCTGTCTCGATTTTTGCAAGTCAAATGAACTCCGCAACCGCAAGCGTAAAAGGATACAATGCGGCTGCTGCTGAAACGCCGACAGTCACACGTGGGATCACCCGAGCGGGTGAACAAGCCATGTATCGCAGAGGAGTTGAATAGCATTGAGCGTTGAAATTCCTAAATGTGCAATTGCCTTTGGTTCTGTGGCGCCACCTCAAGGAGATGTAATCGATTTAAGGGTTCATCTTGGTTGCACGAAAGAGGTAAGCAGCTTTGAGGTTTTGCTTGAGAACTGGAATAAAAAGTATAGTCCAGGCGGAACTTCACCGATTAACGTTGGCATGGATGGAAATATAGAGATTGGTAGAGGTACAAATCTTCCACAGATTATAACATGCCGTGTTGAAAGTATCAAATGCGAATCCACACCTAATGAAAACTATATTCGTGTTTCTGGTAGGTGCTGGGGAGAACGGCTTTTCCGCAGAGTCGTAACCAAAACTTATGACAACAAAAAGGGCGAAGAAATTGTTAAGGACCTGCTTGATTACTATGTTGGCTTAAGCCATGTTAGAGATTCAACAGAACTCGTAGAAAACACGGATACTACGTATACTCACTTAGAGTATGAAAACACACCTGTCTGGGACATAATAAAATACATCGCAGAATCATCTGATCTTGCTGGCGTAATCGGATATGACTTTCGAGTAGCTTCAGATGGCAAGTTTGAGTTTTTCCCAAAGAACAGCAAGACATCGCCTGTACTAGGAAGCGCAGAAAAAATCGAGGATAGCGAATACCGCAAAGACATTCTGCGAATAAGAAATAGAATCAGAGTTTATGGTTGTCAAGGGAAAAATTTTCCAGCAAACTTGGATCTTTGGAGTGAATCATTGGATGGTTGGACATGCGATTCGGGAACTCTCGAATTAGAATCTGTAAGACAACGAGAAGGAAGCCATTGCCTTAAAATTTGGACTCCAGGAGGCGGCGGAGAAGCAACTATTCACCGCACATTCGACACATTAGTTAAGCCTCAAACTTTTGTTGTGTGGGCTTGGATGCCTGGGAATCTGGGAGGAGGCAATGGCTATGTGATATTGCTTGCTCCTGACAATGCAAACTATTTCGTAGGAGACATCAAATCTATTCTTGAAGGCAAATGCATTCTACAGTGGGGCTTACTATCGCTGGCTTTAGGGTCCAGCCAAATGTATGACGCAAATCATAACCCTAACGGAATCTGGACAAAGGTTGGAAATCCTCAATGGAACCAAATAAGCGGTCTTAAACTCATTATGAATTGTGTCGGTGCTACTTCATACATTTTTTGGGATGGCGACTTCGGTTTTCTAAACTGTTCTTATACTGGAACATCTGAAGATGTTGGAAGCCAAAATGCGTATGGACTTAGAGAATTAACGGAAACAGATGAGGAACTTACAAGCGACAATGAATGCTACCTCAGAGCTAAGGCTTTGCTTGATTATTTGAAAAGCCCAGCAGAATACCTTACTGTAAGCAGCACTGTTATAGACTATGGTAACACTCCACTGCTCTCAGGAGACAAGATTCGCGTTATATTACCAAATGAGAATGTTGACAGTGACTATCGCATTGAAACCGTTGAATACCACGTGGACGCTAAAACCCAAACGCTTGAAATAATGCTTGAACTTGGCAAGGTTCCGCCATTATTGGCTGATTACTTGTATGGCTTGAGAGCTACAACTGTTACCTTGGAGAAGCTTGCACGAACCAAACTTGGAAAAGGCGTGTTTCCAACTGCATGGAGCGGAGGCTTAGGAGCACACCATCAAGGACATGAAGCTGGCGATGATAATGGCGTCCAATGGCCCAGCCAAGATAAGGGCGGATGGGACAAAATCACAGGATGGGTTTGCCCCAAATATATTGGACCCTTCGATGATGCACCAGCAATAATTAATTTCCGCACTAAAAACAAGGCTGGAACCGCAGTTTTAGACCATCAGTTTCGGCCAAGCAATGACGCACATGGCATTTTTGGAGCGGAAACCGCAAAATGGAAAGAAGTGCACACTCTCTATCTGCTCTTATATACTGACGGTTACGCGCGTATCAAAACAGTTGGAGAATCAAATCCCAAAGCTCAATTTAGCAAGGACATGCTTCAGTTTGGTCCCGGTGGAGAGTCAGCCCTTGACACTTGGTTGCATCGAATCGCTCCTGGAGTATTCGAAGTTAAAACTGATCTTGTTCCACTTTTAGATAACAGCGGGAAAATTGGTTACGGAGTAGGTCCTCTTCGTTGGAGTGAATTGCATGTTAAAGATGCTTATGCTGATAATTACCATTTCACGGGTAATTTGATTCCAGCAGCTGATAACACTTATGATCTTGGCGAGGGTGTTACTCCGTATCGTTGGCGAGACCTTTACCTTGCAGGCGCTATCAAAGCCTTAGCTGGCGGAGTAGCCTTAAACCTTCTTCCAGACGTGAATGCTACACGTGATTTAGGCAGCAGCACGGTTAAATGGAGTAACCTATACTTAAGTGGCGTCTGTGATGTTAATGGCTGGTTAAATGTTGCTGGGTTCACAGTTATTACTAACGCAAGGGTTTTGCAGAATGTTACGGCAGCGGCGGGTATCATCACAAGTGGACGTTTTCCGTTGGCGAGACTTCCTGATGGCATCTCTGCCTATTTCCTCAAGGCTCAAGGGGCAGGCTTCGACCCTGTTTATGCGTTGTTATCTGCTGGTGACATTCCAAGCTTAGATGCTTCTAAAATAACGAGTGGAAGATTCCCATTAGCGAGACTTTTAGATGGCATAGCGGGCTACGTGCTTGAGGCTGAAGGCGCAGGTTACGACCCAATGTATGTTAACCCAAATGGACGTTACGCTCCAGCAGCTCATAATCATGCAGCAGCAGATATCATTAGCGGTGTTTTAGCCGAAGCAAGGTGTCCAAACGTGTATACTGGGCATCTTACTTTTAATGGTGGGATAACGGCTTCTGACTATAAGAGCAGCTACGGAAATTCAGGATTGACTACTCAAATCACTTATCTAAAAGATCTTGCGGGCAACACTGGAGTGTTGACTTTCCAGAATGGGCTTCTGACAGGAGCTACTTAACCATGAGTAAATGGGCTGGCGAATCAATCCACGATGCCATTCTAAGCACGTTAACAAGTGCTCCAATAGGGAAAAAAATCACAAAGTTGATTGGCACACCGAACCCTGATGGGACAATTGCCACAATAAAAGCGTACCAGGATACAGAGTTGCTTTTCACGCTTACATTCACCTGGAACGCGGATGGAACATGGATTATTACTCGAATATAATCGGCTCGACACATTCGGCTTGCCAGATTGTGCGAGAAACCGAATTTAAAAAAGGAGGAATAAGAAGAAATGAGTTTCGAAGAAAAAGGAAAAGCCCATTTAACGTGGAAGTTGGAAAAGTTCAAGGCTAAAGACAGCAAAGAAATCGAAGAAAAAAACATTAAGCCATACGAAACCGTTGAGTCCAAACATCAGTGTCTACTGAACGAAGGCATCAGCAACCTGATAGACCTTATCTGCGGACTTGCAACGCCGACAAAATGGGATAATACAAATGCAAGAATAGGCGTTGGTAATGACGGAACGGCTCCGGTGGCAACTCAAACAGGTTTGCTTGGAGCTTCAAAAAAGTTCAAAGGAATGAATGCTGGTTATCCACAAAAGAGCAGTAACCAAAGCATCTGGCAAGCGGACTTCGTTGACACTGAAGCAGAATTTGCATGGCTTGAAGAAACTATCGTAAATGCTGCAGACGATACGGGACAGAACCTTTGTAGGCAAAACACAAGCTTAGGTACGAAACCTTCTGGGCAAACTTGGAGATTGACGGGCACTATAACGTGGACTTAGGAGTAGATAATCAATGGCTGTCGGAGATGTATTTAATGGGCTTTCAAGCGTAGCGGCAGCGGGTTATCTTGACATTCAACCCTCTTCAGGCGTTGAAGCTGTAATCCACAATATTTACCATGAAAACGATGTGCAATTAGAGTTTTACGATGGCACAAACAGTTTAATTTTTGACACGGATTCGGGAGCGGGTGTTTATGCAAAATATGCTTTTCACGTAACCAATGCTAAGAGAATACGAGTTAAAAACACGGCGGCAACTTCAAAATTAATCGGCTATTGTGGTGTGCAGACGAAGTAAGGAGATAAGACGGAATGGGTCGAGTAACTCCGCTTTTGACAGAAAGAAAAATATTGACTTTCACTTATCCAGCAGTTCAGGAAACAACAATTACGCCTGAAACTCTTCCGACTACCGAACCGACTAATCCTCAAATAGCCTACACAGTAGCAGACGCAGATTTAGCTCAATTAAGCCTTGGAGTTTTTCAAAGAATAGAGGTTGCTATTCTTAATGCAAGCGGTCAATTCATAACTGCTGGAACGCTTAATTATCGAATGGTGAAAAATGGAAGTTCAGTTAAGACTGGCTCTTTCGCTGTTTCCGCAAATTATTATTACAGGTTAGGTTGCTATTTCTATAATGTTGCAGTCGGCGATGTTTTAGGTATTAAATTATGGTCTAATCAAGCTGATAGCAATTGGGATATGAAAACTTTCTGGATGGATGTCACTCGAATAACCCCGCTTAACAAGCCCCGATGTCTATATAATGTGGAAGTGGCAGCAGCTGTTCAACGTTTCTCAGGGGCGGGTGGTGGAACTCTTAATTATTATCTTCATGATAATTTTTATTCCACCATAGGAACCGCTTCTACTATTCCATTGTGGTATCCTGCGGCAACTTATGGAATGTTTCGAGTATCTCGAGGAGATGGCTCAAACCCAAATGGTATAGAATCTGGAACGGGGGCAACACGCCCTGACCGAAAAGGTCTGAACTATGTTCCTTCACAGATAATCTTTCGAGGCTTAAGAATTGACTGACTTGACCGAGTATGGCGACGTGATGATTAACACCGTCATGGACGAATGGGGCTTTCGCAAAATAGACGGTTTGCTTGAAGATGGAACAAAAATAATAATTATCGGAGTCGGAGTTATTAACAAAAGCTTTTCTGAATCTGGTGCAGGTAGCGAAGTATTCGGCATACCGTTTAAAGCGTTGCCTTTCAGCGATGCTAGTCAAGGTGTAGATGCGTTTAACACATCATTCAGAACTATGGGATTTTCAGACACTGGCTCTGGCTTAGATTCGTTTATTGTTTTATTGTCTAAAGCGTTTGCTGATGTGGGATTCGGCTCAGATGT